GTAGTTATTGTAATTAGGGGAACGAAGGCCCCACCACACCGCCGTGGTGACGGCGGTATGATTATTTGCAATCTTGGTGTTACCAGCTTTGTAATAATCATACTGGGCCTGATAGTTCTGTTCATACTGGTTGGCGTAGCTTCTCGTACCAAAGACTTCAAACTCGGAAAGATCAAACAGGTAATCGGTAGTAGTTGTAACATTACCGGAACTGTTGCTTGCATTGCCCGTGTTATCGGTGTACTTGGTCACGGGTTGCATCACAGCACGAAGGTCAGACGGAAGCGCCGCCATCAAACTGTTTGCCAAGGGGCTTGTGGGGGTTCCATCATTGCCATAAAGGGTTTTCCGCTTATAGCAAGCGTTCCAGCCACCGCTGTTCGTGTTGCTGGTGTTCCAACTGAAATAACCTGTGCCGGAAATATTAGTATTGTATTTGCTGTCACACAGGGCAACAGCGGCACTCCCAATTTTTCCAATCTGAAAATGGATCTTATTCCCGCCTTCACGGGCCGAATTGTGATTGAACCCCAAAATGAAAACATTGACCGCCAAATTGGAAAAAGTGGTGTTACCCACCTTACCATTGATCTTGATTTCCTTCACATCACCAACGGCCCAATAGTTGGCCCCCAAACCTGCGGAACTGACTTCCCGGATGGTTGCCCAACTGTTATCGTTCAGAACCTTGGTGGGCAATGTCACTTCAACGGAACAGGTCTTATTGGCCGGGGCCGTGTGGTTGGTGCCAGTGCCCACGCTGACGGTGATTGTGGCGCTTCCTTTGGCCTTGGCGGTAACAGTTACCACCGAACCGGAAACGCTCACAGAAGCCACCGTGGGGGCGCTGGAAGTGGCCGTAATCTTACCATCCCCCGCCCTTGTCACGGTGATGGTGTCCGTGGTCTTTGCGGCGGTCAGTTTGATGGAAGTCTTATTCAAAGACAAACTACCAGCGGCCTTGGCAATGCTCCAAGCAACCGTTTTGGCCCCGGTGCTTCCATCAGCCCACTTGTAGTTCGTTTTCGGCGTGAAGGTGGCATTGTAGGAACCGGCGTTCGTGCCGCTGGTGGTTCCTCCAAGCGTCATTTTCCCGCTGTCATAGTTGTTCCAAGTGGGGCTTTGGGCCGAACCGGTATAAGTAAGGCTGTTGCTCTGCGTGGGGATCGTCATGGTGGCGGCGTTGATCGTCCAAGTCACTTCCTTGGCGGTCTGCGTACCGTCTGCCCACTTATACCGCCCCTTGGGTGTGAAAGTGGCCGTGTAGGTTCCCGCATTGGTGCCGGTAGTCACGCCGCCCAAGGTCAGCGCATCGGGGTTATAAGCGTTCCAAGAAGGACTTTGGGCCTGTCCGTTATAGGTCAGGGTGCCATTCTGCGAAGGAAGAACATTGATGGTATAGACGATACCGGACACAGCATCCAAGGCCGCATTTGCGGCATCCTGTGCGTTCTGTGCGGCTTCCACACAGGTTCCGATCTGGTTCAACAGATACGGGTGGGCGGTCTGATTAAGGTTGTGTTCGCTCACCTTTTTTTGGGCCGTACCTTTGGGATCATAGTTCATGTTGGGAAGCTGTTCGGCGGGAACCTTACCATCCACCAGATCAGCCTTCCCGGATTGACCTTTCTGAAGGGCTTCAACGGCATCCGCATTGGCCTTCATTTGGGTATCAATCTTATCCATGTTTTCATTCTGAACCCCTACATCATAAAATTCAGATTCAAGGGGTTTAGTCAGCTTGTAGTTGGTTGTTTTATTCGCCATTCTTCAAAACCTCGTTTCTCAACTGATTATGGGTATAGGCGGCAAGCTGGGCATGGGTGAACCGCCCAAGTTCCGCATGGGTGTTATAAAGCTGAAGCAAGGTCACAACCATGTTTTGGGGAACAACCCGGTTCAGCAAAGATTCAACATCATTGAAGTTGTTCTTTGCGGCCAACCCGATTTTCACAAGAAGCTGATAGGTGCCTTCTTCCACATCAGCGGAATAGTTACCCTTCCCGCATAGCGTTTCAAGGATGTTCCGAAGCTGGGGCAAGGTGTACGGAAGTTCTTCATTGATCCGGGTCAGAATACGGAACCGGCGATCTTCAAGACTGTCCGTGCCTTTGGGGGTAATCCCCAAAATCTTTTCCCACCGGGAAAGGCCCATGTTTCCAGCGGTGGGAATGAACTGATTATCAAGAAGATCATCCGTGGTATTCCATGCCTTTTCAATTTCCGGCTGTTCACTCCCCATGATCCCCTGAAACTCCGCATAATCACGAATGACATAAGGAAGATAATCAATCAGTTTGCGTTCCATGCTCCCGGCCCCCTTATCCGCTGATCACGATGGTTCCCGGCTCAATGGTTCCCAAAACCGGAATGTGGTCAAGGGTCAGGGTACAGTTCGCCGCTTCACCGTTGATCTTGGTGTTGGCAATATCCAGAATACCGGTGATTCCCAACAGGCGGCTTTCCACCTGACTGATACGAACCACAAGGGCTTCATTCTGGTCTGCCCAACTTTGGGCCAGTTCCAAGAAGTAACCGTTGATTGCTTCCGTGACATAGGCGGAAACATCATCCCAACTCCATTCCCGCTGATAGTACAGATCGAAGGAAAGGTTGATGGTATCTTCACCCACACCTTCAACCCTCACCACATGGCCGATGGGGGCAATGCCCACGCCTTCACCGGCGTTCTGAAGGGGGTCAACTGCGGTCTGCACCTGATCCACAAGGGCTTCCGAAGGCTTCTTGAAGGAACTGTTGATGATCACCAGCTTCACGGTTCCGCCCACGGTCAGCTTGCCATTGGCTCCCGCCGCATACACAGCATTCAACCACGCCTTGATTTCCTCGGACACACCGGAAAGGCCGCTGATCCAAGTGTCGGTTCCCGTGGGCGGGATCAGCTTGGCCGGGTTCAAATCGCTGTTCCAAACCCGATATACCTTCACACCGCCAACGCCGGGAATGGCGTTCACCTTTTCCAGATAATCCGCACGGTTGCCGCCGAAGGCTTGGGCGTTCAGGCTATCCATGTAACGCTGTCTGAAAACCTCGGTATCTTCTTCATCCTCACCGGGGATCACCACGGCGGAAATGGAACAGGTTTCAAGCCCGTCCACATACTCAATGGGAATCACCGTTCCGGTGTAGTCATTACCGGCTTCACCAGCGGTTTCACAGGTGATTTCATACTTACCACTTCCACGGTCAGCCGAAACATAATAGTTCAGTTCTCCAATGGAAAAGCGGGTGTTCATGGGAAGGTGCAAGGTGGTTGGTGTAATGCTCAACTGCAACACGGCGGGGCTTGCCGGTTGCGGTTTCAGCCCCCTTTCTGCCGCCCTCAAAATGAGATAAGGGCGGGTTGCGGTGTCTGCAAAGGTTTCATTCAGCACCGTATCAAGGGCAATATAAAGGTTCTGCAATTCCACGGCGGCGGGGGCATCACCGCACCAAACCAACGAACCTTCACGGGTGTCCAAATTGCCATTGATAGAAAGCGCCTTCTGAAGCATCCGGGAAAGGATTGCTTCATAGGTCTGTGCTTCATACATCAGATTTCAACCCCCAATTCTGCATTGATTTCGCCAAAAATGCTGACCACCGTGAAGGTAGTCAGCACTTTCTTTTTGTTCACCGTAAATTCAAAGTTCTGAACCGCCGTGATCCTATCATCCTGAAGCAAGGCTTCACGAACCCGGCGTTCAATTTCGGGAATACAGTATTCCACATCTTTCCCGATCAGATTATGAAGTTCAACCCCATAATCCCAAGAATGGATCAACCATTCATAGCGTTCTGTGTTCAGGATCAGAAAAACCGCCTGTTCCACAGCTTGGATTTCATCAATGGTGCCGATGATGGTCAGGTTGTTGTGGTTCATCCTGAAAGTACGGCTTGGAAGGGTTTCAATGGTGAAATCCTGTTTAATATCATCCTGCACTTGCGGAATCATCATCAAGCCCCCTTTACTCGGTCAATAACCACGAATTTCTTTCCTTGCTGAACCCGGATCAGAAGCACCTTTTCACCGGCCTTCAAAGCGTTGTGAACCTTGAAGGTTTTCTTGCCAACATAGGCGTGTTTGTGGGCTTCATACGCCGCCGCACCAGAACCACCGCCTTTGTCCTCGGTGCTGTGGTTCACCGTCATATCAACTTCAAAATCAGTCACATTCCGGGTCAGGATCAGCATTTTGGAAGTGTAGATGGATTTCTGATCCACCTGAATTTTCAAGGGTGAAGCGGAAAGGACAGTTCCAAACAGGATGTTCACCGGTTTCCCGGCTTCCACAGCTTCCACCGCCGCCCGTTTTACCACTTCAACAGGATTAGGCAATAAATTCACCCCCGATCAGGTCAAGTTCCATCATGTGTTCATCACCCCTGAAGGTATGGGTGACTTTGTTCACCACCATGTAATTGTTGGTGACAATATCGCCAAGGTTCAGGGCCACCACCACGGCGCTTCCAGCACGAACCCGCACATCACCGAAAGCGTTCTGAATGGTCAGCTTGCGGGTTTTCTGATCGTACAGCTTCAACAGGGCATCCGCCTTGGCGGAAGCGCCCGTTTTGGTCTGAACTTCTTCAAAATATTGAAGAACACCCCATTGGTTCATTTTCGCCCCGTCCTGTGCAATGAACAATTCCCGCTTACCGGTTTTTTCATTGTTATAGGCCAGCTTGATCTTGTTATAGGTCTGTTCATCAATACTGGATTCATAGCTGAAGTTTTCCCCGGTTTCTTCATCAATCAGAAGGTTCAGCTTCATGGTATTGATGTTCTTCAAGGTCAGCTTCCCGGCATCGTCATACAGAACATAAAGCTGTTTGGTATTCATCAGGGTTTCATCAAGGGCGCTCTGGATCATATCAAACAGGGTTTGGTTTTCTTCCACGATGGTTTCAAGGGTATAGCCGGTATCTTCCACCGTGCCAAGGTTCAACCGGAAATCTGTTGCAATGCGCTTCAGAAGGTCAGAAGCCTTCAGCCCTTCTTCCGTGATGGTGTCCTTGTTCTTCAAATAACGCAACTGATCATAGGCCACAACATCAATGGTGCCGCCCTTGTCACGCTTTTTCTTGAACACAAACCCATAGAACATGGCGGTTCCGTTCACAGTCAGCTTCACCGGATCACCTTCAGCAAAGTTCAGCCCCGGCCCCTTGACAACGGTGAACTCCAACTTGCCGGGGGTTCCCTTGCGCTCCAAGGTCAGCCGTGCGCCTTCCTTGACAACGGGGAATTGGATGGTGCTGTTATGCTGGATGAACAATTCAACTGCCAAACGGAATCACCCCTTTCAGGAAGGCAAAGTAAGAACCTGACCGGGATAGATCAGGTTCGGGTTCTTGATTTTGTCCTTGTTCAGATTATAGATTTTCGTGTAATCGGCCCCGTTGCCCAACTGCTTCTTGGCAATGTTCCAAAGGCAATCACCAGATTTCACCGTATAGGTGGCGGCTTTCGGGGCCGTTGTGGTGGGCCGGGGTGCCGCCTTAACCGTTGCGGTGGCGGTTCCCCCGGAAGTCTTGGCCGGTTGCACGGTCACGGTTTTGGTGCCATAGGCTCTGTACTGTTTCAGGTTGATCTTCACCTTCACATCAAAGCCTTCACCGGCATCATCGGTGATTTCATAGGTTTCAAGGCCAACGGTCAAATTGGTGTAATGGAACATCCCGCCACCGGGCTTCTGCCGGTTCAGAATGAATTGGAACGGGGTCTTGCTCACCTTCAGCCGTTCAAACAAGGACAGGTAATAGGCGGCGCTTTGCGCTCCACCGTTGCTGAAGGGATAGGACACTTGGGGAAGAACCAATTCAAAGGACACATCCGAAAGGCCAGCGGCCTTCAGAATGTTGATTTCTTCCCCGTTGATTAGGGTCATGGTTTTGTTCTGGTTATTGATCTTTACCGTCACCTTGGAAGGGGTGATGGGCATAAGCGTTCCCGCCATATACAGTTTATACGCCATTACTCATGCACCCCTTCTTCAGAAACTTCCAGCTTTTCAGCAAAGTCATTGGCCCAAGCATCCATGATCCCATCCAAATCAGCATCCTTAGAAATGTGGTTTTCATTGTGCTGTTCAACCTTGATTTCAGCGGTAGTGAACCGGTTGATTGCTTCACGCTCCGCAATGTCACGAAGATAGGCCAAATCTTCTTCAGCAATATCCAAGGCATCAGCGGTGGCCGCTGTGTTGTTTGCAATATCGCCGGTGTTCCCGTAAATGCTATCAAGATCATTGCCAAGGTTGAAGGCATCCAAAGAATCAGCCCCCATAGAATCCAAGGCGGAAAAATCAAACATTCCGGAAACCTTATCGGCCACACCATCACCCCAAGCGGCACCGGAAGCAAAGGCGTTAGCGGCCCAACCATCTTGGAAGGTGTCAAAGGTGGACATTCCTTCATTGAAGGCATCAGCAACGCTTTTATATTCCTCAACATTCCCATAGGCTTCAGCGGACTTGGCCGCATATTCGCTTGCTTTGCTGGTGATCCCGGAATAGTCGAACTCAACGAAGGGCAACTTGTTCAGGGCTTCACAGATACCGGCCACAACTGTAAGGGCCGTAGAAAGAAGGTTATAAAACCACCCCTGAACATTGGAAATGACATTATGGAAGGCGGTTCCGATATTGGAAGCGCAAGCCCCCAAAGCGTTCCAGATACCCAAGGCGATATTCGCCACGGACAGGCCAAGGTTTTTGAAGAAGGAAATCACAACCATGATTCCCCCGCAAATCACACCGAAGCCGCTATTTGCAATTCCGGTGAACTTGGCAACTGCCGCACACGCCGCATAGATAGCCGCAATGACGGCGATAATCAGAAGGATGATCCATGTAAGGGGGCAAGCCAAAAGCGCCGCATTTAGGCCCTGCTGGGCCACCGTAGCGGTGAAAGTGGCTCCCGCTTCCATAGCAGTTGCCGCCGCATGAACGGCCTTGGCCGTTGCCTGAATACCCATAATGGCATTTGTCACCATCGCCACGCCGTTATAAATCAGCATAGCGGCCACAATACCCATGATGATAGGCTGAATCCAACTCCAATTATCAACAATCACCGAAGCAACGGAAATCAGAATATCCAATAGCGAAGAAGCCACATTTGCAACCCCCGCAAACCCATTGATCAGGGCCGTGGTGACTTGCTGGAACTTAGTGCTGTTAGCAATCTGGTTGATCTTGGTCAGGATCGGGGCAAACATGGAAAGGGCCTTATTCTTCATCCCGACCCAAATCTGCGCCCAAGTCTTGGGCATGGAATCGAACTTTGCGTTGGTTTCATCCGCCATAGCAAACATGGCGTTCTTCACCACTTCAGCCGTTACCTTGCCTTCCTGTGCAACCGTCTTGATGGAACCTTCCGCAATCCCCATATACTTTTCAATGGCTCTTGCGATACCCGGCGCACCGTCCAGAATGGAGGTCAGTTCTTCACCACGAAGCGCACCCGCCGCCATTGCCTGTGTAAGCTGGATCATGGCGTTGCTTTGCTCTTGGGCCGTAGCGCCGCCAATAACAAACTGCTTGTTCACCTGCTCCATGAAAGCAATGACCTGATCCATGTCACCGTTGAAGGCATTACCGGCGTTCAAGCCAAGTTTTGCAACGGCGGAAGCGGTATCAAAGTAAACGGATCGGGAACGCTGGGCGGAAGCCATGATCTTCTGTTCCAACACATCCACGGAACCGCCATCATCCACCAGCAGATTCAACCGGGCCTTGGTGCTTGCCAATTTATCCGAAATGTTCTGCACCTTATTGATCCCGGCAATACCACCAGCGGCAACGGCAATTTTCTTGATGGTGGACAGAAGCCCATTGGCGGAATTGTTACCCCCACGGATGGAATTGTTGAACTTCTGCTGTTCGTTGTTGGCGTTCCTGATATTTTCTTCAATGGCATCAAAGGCGGTTCCCGCTTTCGCCCATTCTTCACGGGCTTCCCGGATTGCCGCCGTGTCAACGGCTCTACCGGAAGCCTGTTGCATGGATTCAAAGGTGTTCAGCACAACACCCATAGCCTTGTGCATACTCTGAAGGGGGCTGGTAACACCATCATAAAGGGCAATAGCGGTTCGGATAGTTCCCACAGGGATCACCACCTTTCTTGGAGAATAGAAACCGGGGCCTTAATGGTGGCGGCCCCGGCGCTGTTTTCGTTCAATTTCCTTCTGCTTCTTCTTTTCAGCTTCCACCCGAACATCAATGGCCGCAATGATGAAGGCCCGTTCACGGCGGGGCAAAGCATAAAAGGCGGAAGGTGTCAAATGAAGTTCGTGAAGGCAATAGTAAGCAATGTTCGCTTCACCATCACCTTCACAGATTAGTTTTTTGCTTCATCAACCTCATCCTGCATGGTGGTATCAAAACCACACACTTCCTGAATCTTGGTCAGGTATTCGGCATATTCGCCGGGGGTCAGCATGGTTTTCAGAAGGGCATCAGCGCCCATGACCTTGTAGCTGTCCTGAAGTTCCTTATCATTCAGATTGGGGAACACGGTACAAGCCACGGCCAGCTTGCCAAGGTAAAGATCATAGTCGGTTTCCTTCTGATACTGGTTCTTCTTGCCGGGAACCGGAACACGCTTGGCACAGGACTTCCGAAGGGCTTCATCCTCGGTGCCGGTGATGGTCTTGATCTCCCAAGGAATGGGGTTGCCATCCTCACCCAAGAAGCGTTTAGAAGCAACAAACTTGATGTTCTCAACGGGAACGGCGTTTTCAGCCAAAAAAGCGGACAGGCTCATTGTTTTTTCCTCCTATATTTTGATACGAAAAAAGGCCCCGGCCCCTACCGAAGTAAGGCCGGGGCGCTCTGCTTACTGCATACCGGCCAAAAGGCTGAAGGTTTCGGGCATCTCGAAATCTTCAAAGGTGAAGTCCATATCTTCATCCAAGTATTCCGCATCAGCGTCAAACTTGGCAAGCAAGCCGCCGTCCATATTGCAATCCTTCAGGATCACGGTCTGACGGCCCACAGAAGAAGTGGGATCTTCATTTGTCACCTGAATGTCAAAATAGACATCCTCGCCGGTGTCCTTATAACGCTTCATCAGCTCACGGAAGATGGAAGTGTTATAGTGGAAGGTAGCGGAACCCGTACCCTTCCAGCCGGTGGCCTTATTGCCCTTGCCGGTCTTGCCCAAAATGGGAACTTCCGTTTTGTTCTTCTCAAAGTTGGCTTCAAGGTTGATAGCCTGCATGAAGTTGTAACGGTTATCCCCGATGGTCACGAAACATTCAGCCAAGGAAGCGGAAACAGCATCCTTGGCGTTCATGATGGTTCTATCTGCCATGATGGTTGTACCTCCTTACTGAACATAGACGGTCATATAAAGCTGTTCCATAGCGTTCACGGGGGTCACATAATCAGTAACCACCACGGATTTCTTGGTATCGCCCTTTTCAACCGTCACATTTTCGCCGCTGAAGTTCTCAATGGCCCGAATATCCTGAAGTTCCGTGTGGTGCTTCACAATATCGTTCCAAAGAGAAATCCGGCCAGCGGCATCATTGGGAACCTTGCCAAGATACTTCTTGCCGAACAGAACGGCAATATCATTGGCGATCTGATCCAAAACTCGGATCGTCTGGTTGCTGGAAAAGTCGCTGGACTTTTCATCCGTGATGGAAATGAAGCTGTTAATGTCAGTCAGGACACACACCGCTTCATCCACACGATGGAACATGAAGGAACCTTCCTTGATACCGTTTTCAAGCTGGGTCTGCGTGAAATCGGTGTCCACATCGTATTCACCATCATAGGTCATGTTGGTGGCGCTCTTATTGACCGCCGTGCCGCCGATCACACCCGTAACCCAAGGGATCAGGGCGGTGGAAGTCTTGTCGGAAGTCAGGCCGTTCTTGACGCTCACAACGCCTTCATAGTCGGCCAGCTTGCGGAAAAGAACCACCTGAAACTTCTTGCCCACATCATCACGCATACGCTTTGCGAAAGCCGCAAACAGGGCGGTGATGGTGGCCTTGCTCTCGGTACAACCCATAGCGTTGAAGGTGTACGCTTCCGCCTGATCAAGATAGGTCTGATAGTCGGAATCGGCCACGGTGCCATTGGTGCCGCCCGTCAGGGGCAAGGAAGCGGTCAAGGAAAGGGTTCCGCTGGACTTCCAATCCACATAGGCATTGGCCTTCAGATCGGTGATAGCGGCCACACCTTCCTGAAGATCAACCTGAACGGTTCCCAAGAAGGTTTCCACATCGAACAGGGGCTTCTGTTCGGTGCTGTTTTCATTGGCCGTGATCACAACCCGAAGATCATTGCCACGGGTGCCGGGGTATTTGGCCGTTGCGTAGGTGTTGGACGCTTTCACGCCGCTGGAACCAAGGCGGAAGAAATGAACGGTCTTGGCGTGAAGGAAGATTTCACGCATGGGCTTCAGTTCATCCGCCGTGTACGCATAGCCGAAAATCTTCTGACTGTTCTTGATAAAGTCAGCCTGTTCCACCGTGAAAATCTTGCCTTCAGGCCCCCAATTCATGGCAAGGGGGATGGTGACAATGCCACGGTCAGAAAGGGTGGCGCTTGCCTGCGCCACAGAAATGAAGTTGATATATGCACCGGGCAGAACCTTGTTCTGCACCAAGAAGGTGCCGCCGCCAAGGGCCATATTAGTTCACCTTACCTTTCATAAAGTCTTTGATCAGCCCATCAATCTGATCATGGGTGTATTCCTTCCCATCTTCCAACAGGACAGACAGAAGATCACGCCGGTCAGCGTATCTCTTGAAGGTCAACACCCGTTCTTTGGGGAATACCACCGGGGCCGTGATGGGCGGTTCCTGTGCGGTGGTGGCTTTCTTTCTGGTAGCCATTCAATCACCCTTTCTTTGGCTCCACATCCACATCCAAGGTTTCCATCGGGGTTTCCTCGGACGGGCGGGATAGTGTCAGATTGAAGTTGACGAAGAAGTGAAGAACCCCATCTTCAACTTCATAACTCATGGAAGTTCCGTGAAGCACATCCCCATTGGGAAGGGTGATGAACTCCAAACATTCCATCAAATCCCCGGCCACCGTGAACAATTCGGTGTTGTTCCTCCCGCTGGTGGGGAAATAGTGAACATCCAGCGGGTTCCGGTTCATGAACCGGTTCTTCTGCAACGGGGAAATGTCGGGCTTCAGAACGGCAATGAAAAAACAGGGTTCTTTGAAACCCTGTTCCACATCATTCTGATAGATTTTGTACCCGGCTCCAAAGGTGGCGTTCAGCTTCATGGAAACACCTTTGATGATTTCATTGATCAACTGAACACCCCCTTCAAGGCTTCATACAACATATCATTCAGAATGGACGGGGCCAAGGTTTTCACTTCCTGTTCGGAAATCGTCAGCATGAACCGCCCCTTCACCCAACTTGCCTTCAGGGTCTTACCCAAGGCGGGAACATAGCGCCCCGGTGTTTGCCGGTGGCCGTATTCCACATGGGACGCATATTCCAAGTTGTTGATGATGGTCACGGTGTACTGATCCCCATGTTTTTCAATGGGAAGGATCGTCCACGCATCACGCAAGGAACCCCCGCTGTAACCGGCCCAATATTCTTGCTTGGCTTCATCCGTAGCATAGGACGGAACCACGCCAACCGGGGTTCTTTTCTTCACCTTGTTCAGAAGGATTTGGGCAACCTTCTTGGCGGCATCCCGGCAAAGCCAATCCATGTCAACTTCCGAAAGCTGTTGAAGGCGTTCATCCAGCTTCTTCAATTCCCGGTAATCACATCGGCCCCATCTTCCCATCAGGCCCACCCCCTGAAGGGTTCAAGCATGATTTCTTGATGGTTGGAGAAAACACCCGGTTCACCGGAACGGGAATAGGTGAAGGTTCGTTCCACATCGTTTGGCCGGGTGACAATGATCTTGCATCCTGCGGGAACCTTCACATCCGGGGAAAGGAACAGCTTCACCACCTGTTGGGCGGTTGCCACTTCATCCCCACTGGTTGAAGTTAATGTTTCAAAAGACAGCTTGCACGGCTGATCCTGAAGAAGCGGCTTTTCTTCAGAATCCGTCAGGTGGGTGACAGGATCGGTGACTTCCTCACGGATGAAGATAGAACACCGATCCTTCCACAACCGTTCCAAGGCGGTTCGCACGGCCTTATTCACCATACCAACCGCCTATAACGGTAGATTTCACCAATGCGCCCGTTGATCAGATAATCAATCAGGCTGTTCAACCTCTGTTCAGGGGTTGAACTACCTTCACCAAGGGCAAAGGTAATGTTGGTGTCACCTTCCTGAATGGATTTCACCGCCGCATCCAAATCAAACCCTTCAAGCTGTCCAAAACACTTCTTCATGTTCAGGTATTCGCCCACGGCCATAGAAACGGCCAGACTTTCCAACCCCTCCGGGATTTCGGAAAGGTTGGAAAGGTTTTTGATCCTCCATTGAACATTTGTCAAAACCATATCCAACAACGGATCATCAGCGGCCCCCGCCACGCCAAGGGCCGTTAGCATTGCAACCGCTTTATCACGCAACGGGGTTCACCGCCTTTCTTACGCCGCCGTGATTTCGTACCAACCCTTGGTCTTGGGGTTGTCACCGGAACCGGGCGTGACCTTCACATAGCCGATACCGGAAGCGGCGTAATAGGTCTTGTCGCTGGAAACCGTGGTGTCAGCGGTGACAGCGGCGGAACCGGTGATGATCTTCACCGCCTTGGCTTCATTGGTCATGGCCGCAAGGTAATACTTGCGGGAATAAACCGTGTTGCGGCGGATGTTGCCTTCACGCTCCTGTTCCACTTCCGTACCCTTCTTGTTGAACAGGGTAACAGCTTCCTTGGTGGCAATGACCACCTTGCCGGTTTCGGCGTTCTTCTTGGTGTAGATGTTGATACCGCCCACGGTGCCAACATAGCCCTGCTTGGCGTATGCTTCCACATACTTCAGATCGTCCTTCAGGGCCTTACGAAGTTTCGCCATATCAGCGGGGTTGACGAAGCCGAAGATGGTCACGCCTTCAAGGTTTTCCAGATTCAGCATGGCCGCACCATCCACAAAGGCATCAAAGCCAAGGGCGGTGGTCACGATGGTCATGGTGGCCTCGTTGAAAGCGCCGAAAATGTCAGCGTTCACGGTGTTGAACATATCCGTACCAGCGTGACGGGTGCCGGTGGTGATCACCATGGGATCGGTCATGGCTTCCTCGTCATAATACTGGAAGCGGTTCTGGGCCATCTGAATCCGGTATTCCTTCTCGGTGTAACCGGCTTCAATGGTCTTGGTGTTGCCGTTGCCCATGGTCAGCTTCTCGGTGCCATCGGTGGCCTTGTACTTGTGAATCTTGCGAACCATGCCAGCAACGCCGGTCAGGTTGTTGTCCACGGTGCAAAACTGCTGAAGATCAAGGTGGCTCTGGTACTGATCTTCAATTTCGTTGGACAGGAAAAAGTTATCGTAGCAAGTGTTTGCCATTACTCATTACCTCCATAAAGTTCTTTGTATTCGTCAGGATGGTTGACGGAATAGTTGTAGCGATCCAAGGGGTTCATGGCCTTCAGCTTTTCAAGGGTCATGCCGCCTTCAGCGCCATCACCCTTTTCACCGGGCTTGGCACCCTTGAACTTCTTATCAGGGGCCTTGGTGTCAAACAGAAAAGCCGTGTCCTTGCCTTCCACCAACTTCTTGACTTCATCATCAAGGCCCTTGACGGTTCCATCCTCCGCCAATTCAGCCTTACCGATGAAATCAACCAACAGCGCCTTAACAGCGGTGTTGTTCTTGGCCTTTGCGCCGGTCAGGGCCAGTTCAACCGCATTGCTGATTTTCAGGTTCTTCAGTTCAGCGGCGTGATCCGTGTCCTTCTTCTTGTTATCGGCCTGAAGCTGTGTGATCTGATCCTGAAGGGCCTTGGTGTCACCAGAAGCCTTCTTCAGCGTTTCAAGCTGGGTGTCACGCTCTTTGATGGTGTTCTTGGCGGTGGTCAGTTCGGTGTTGACCTCATTGAACCGGGCCTTGGTGACAAAGGAACCGTTCAAGCCCTCCATAACCTTTGTGGCCTGTTCTTCAGTCAGGCCCCATTCCAACAGCTTTTCTTTAGTCATTGTTGTTACCTCCAAAATCCTTTTTTACCGTGGGTTAGGAACCACGATTTTCCCGGTTCTGTTTACCGCCCACCACCGGGAAACGGCGAAAATGGTATGAAAAAACCACCACCGGCCAAAGGCCGGGGTGGTCAAATCATCAATTAAGTTAATGCGTCAATGATAATGCGATAGCGTTCACGGTTCGGCTTGTAAATGCCCCGTTTGTAATAACTCAAAGACGCTTTGCAAATGTTCGTCAGCTTAGAAAGTTCCGTTACGGAAATGCCCCGTTCATCCATCAGTCTTTGAATCTCCGTGCAATCCACAGGCCCATCCAAGGCCGGGGGCGTGGCGGTCACTTCCGGGATATTAAACCCGGCCTGTTCCAGAAATCCAAGCACATAGGGAAGCCGTTCATTCCGACAGGTAGCGGCCAGTTGTGCCGCCTTCATGTAATCGTCTGTGGTCAATGCTCTTGCTTTCGGGATGATGGAATAACTTCCGGTTTTGCGGATTACGGGAAGAACATCATGCGTCACCCAATGCTTGAACCGCTTGGCGCTTTCCAGCTTGCTTCCGAAGATCAGGGCATACAAGCCGGATTCATTGATGATGGTCATTTGCTGCTTCCCTGAAGGTGTTTCCATTTCGGAAACGCCTTTATCTTCCGGGTCAACCTTCTTGCTGACTGCCGCCCGTGGCGATTCATACCCCAAGGCAACCGCTACATCCTTACCCACGAACCACGGTTCTTCCTCAATGGTCACGGTTCGCACCTGTCCAAATTCGGGGTTGGTGAATACCTGAAGTTCATTCATGCCTTCTTCACCGCCTTCTGACCACGGGCAAAGCCCAGCTTGAACACCACGGCAATCAGCTTGAAAGTGTCATGATGATATGCGTCATAGAGTTCATCCAGTTCATTCCTGCGAAGGTCATACTTACCGGGGTGTACGCCTTCAATGCTCTTGATCAATTTTTCCATGTTAAACCTCCATCAATTTTCACTTGATAGAAGTTCCCAACTGTGATAGAATGGATTTATCCAGTTGGGGAACCTCTGGTGGTTTAGGGTGTTGGTGTACTTTAGCGGGTAGCCAACACCCTATTTCTTTAGTTTGCTATGCTGTTCCTGAATCCCCTTCCTTACTACTTCAGATCGAGAAAGATTTTCAGCTTCACAACATTCATCAAGCTGTTGCAATGTCTGTTCATCCATCCTCACCCGAAGCATATAATCTTTGGGGTTCTCTGAAACAGGACGGCCTTTTTTAGCAACCATTTATTCACCTTCTTTTCTGTTGCTACAACAATTATATATTGTAGCAACAGAAAAGTCAAGAGGGTTTTTCAATTTTTTTCAGCACATAGAAGAAGGGAACAGGTTTTCACCTGTTCCCTTGAAGATTGGACTTTGGCCGGAGCGTCACTCCCGGCATCTCTTTTGCCCACTACCAAAAGGCGTGTGGCGTATGGGAACGCTTTTTCCACCTCAAAGCCCGTTCTTATCCTATCTAAAGTATAGCAGTATTATTCCCGCTTGTAAAGGATTTTCTTGTTCTTCACATTCTTCTTCCATGTGGTTTCACCAATTTGCCAGAAGGACAAGATGGAGTTTCGATATTCAGCGGGGTCACTCTCTACCTTTACCCGCAGAATCACTTTGAACTTTTCGCCATTTTCTTCAATTTCTTTCAGAATCACACCGGTATTAGGCTTGTTTGCTTCCAAGATGTAATCCGGGTTTTCCAGAATATCCGCAACATACTTAACGAACTGTTCGTAATCTCCGGGGTGGCGTTCTTCAATATGCTGAATCCGTTCCGGGGTGATAATCACTTCATCGGTGGCGATCTCGTCTGTAATGCAACGGTATTTTTCTATATCAATACGGCCTACCGTCTGCACATTGGAACCCTCGCTTTTTACCATCGAAACTGTATTTTTAATTATACTCCCGATGGTTGCAAGGGTCAACCCATCTTTGGAACCGTTGTCCACAAAAGTTTTCTTCCATTCGGAATAACTCATATTACCGGGGACATAGTAAACTTTTCCATCCTGATCCCTTGCGGCTCTTTCACCCGTATATTTTTCATCAATGGCGGGAACCGTAGTTCCTCGGCAATGTGGATGAAACGGGGGAACGGTAACACCCGGTTGAAACTCCGACATGGGAACCACTTTTCGATCCATACTTGCACAAAACGCACAGGTGATGGAATCCAGCGTTTCCAAAATCTCTACATTCTTCACGCCCAATTCCTTATAGGTTTCTTTTGCGGCAAGGGCGTTAAAATAGCTTGTTTCCGTATTTACAAGCCTTGCGGCCTGATACCGGGAAACTTTGAACTTCTTCTGAATGGCATCCGTGATTTTTTGGGGGCTGTCACCACGAAGAAGGCCCTGAACCAATTCTTTTTGAAGGCTGTCAACCAATTCTTGTTTCTTGAACCAAATACGGTCACTAAAGGTTCGCCCGTCCGTTGTCCAAGGCTTTGAAAGCAATGTTTCAAGTTTCTTCTGATCCAGCCCGGTAATATCCCAGCCAAGGCCCACACCCTTCTGAACCTCAAAAGCCGTGTGGGTGTAGCCATTGCCCACAACCTTCTTCAACAAGGCATCCAGACTATCAACCTGATTGCCGTACAGCAATTCAAGCTGTTGCTGAATACCTGTCTGAACAGCTTCAAGGCGGGAAATGTGGAACCGGGCGGACGCATTTTCCAGCTTCTTCAGCCATGCCGCATCCAACCCGGCCTGTTCACCGATCTTGATATACTGTTCAACGCTCCAATGAAATTCTTCAAGCTGTCCAGCGGTCAGCCATTTTCGGGCATCGGTCAGGCTGATTTGGTTGTTCACCGCAAAACGAGCATACCAGCTTTCAATTTCCTTCTGAACTGAACGCTGGGCATCCAAATACAGTTCTTCCATGTCCTGAATGGTTCTCTGGGCTTCTCGGTGGGCGCTGTCCTCCAAGATGGAAAACCGTCCACGCCAATAATCCGCATTTCTCATGGGCCGTTCCTCCAATCCTGAAAAATGGTGCTGAAGGTGGGATTTGAACCCACACGCCTTGCGGCAACGGATTTTGAATCCGCCGTGTCTGCCTATTCCATCCACTTCAGCTTATTAGGCCACGCTGTTTCTTCATAGGGGCTTGCGCCTTGCTGAATTTTGGTTCCTTCCTTTGTGGCCTTGGTAGCCCGTGCCGGGATCGAACCGGCGTTACCGCCGTGAAAGGGCGGTGTCTTAACCACTTGACTAACGGGCCATAATGGGCCGGGGAAGGGAATTTCACCCTTTGGCGGGTAGGAGTAATAGCACCCCGCCACACTCAATGTCTGCCCCGGCATATATTGTGAAACGGCGGGGGTTATTCGCCCCCACCATTATCACCTTGGTTTGGGTTGCCGGTCTGGAAGGCCCCGGCGTATTCCTGTGCTTGTTCCATTGCTTCATCCTTTTCCTTCCGCAACCGGGCCAATTCCACTTCAACATCCGTAACCCACGGGTGCTGTTCCACAATGGTTTCCGTGGACAGAATACCAACGGACTTGGAACAGTTTTCAATGGATTCCGTTTCATTGATCAGAATGTCACGGTTGAACACGATCTGAAGTTCAGCGCCTTCATAATCGCCCAAGCCCCTGTTGCTGAAATCCTGATTGATGAACCACAACAGTTCTTCAAAGGCCGCTTGGAACTCGGTTTCCATGCCGTTTGCGTCAAGGTCAATGTCAGAATACATGGATTGAATGTTCATCTGATTGGGGTTGCCACTCAAACGATCATCCTTGGCATCGTAGCCACGGGCATTTTCAATCAAGGACTTCTTCAGAAGTTCCAAAATGCCCTTGTAGTTCTCTGCATTGATTTCAACCTGAAGGGTTTCAACCCCGCCATCCTCACGAACCTTCACGGCTCCATAGGTGGAAAGGTTGTGGCGGAACTCACCAAGGTTTTCACCGTCATAGTTCTTCAGAACCAGAATGGTGTTCCGTGCGTCCTCTTGCATATTGTTTTCAAAGTCGGAAATCATGGTGTTGATTCCGTCCTGAAGAGTTTTCACACGGCGGATCAGGGGGATTTCCTGTTTGTTATACTTGAAAGGAACCAGCGGAATCCTTGTCCAGTTGAACCCCTTGGGTTCTTGGCCTTCTTCCTCAACCATGAAATAGTTTTCGTGTTCACCGGCTTCCACATCGGCAATCAGCATATCATTCTGATAGATATACCGGTAAATGCCATCGGCTTTGAAGATTTCCACCTTCTCCACCTTTTCCTTCTGGTAGCCGTTCCACACTTCTTGGGTGTAGTAACGAATCGCACAATCAAGGATGGTGTGATCATCGTCAGCCCAAAAAGGAAGAATGTCATAGGCCGGGAAATGCTTGAAGGACAATTCACCAGCTTCATTGTAGTAAGGATAAAGCCAACCAAGGCCACCGTTCAGGGCATCTTCACAAACATATTTCAGAAGCCGGTAAAACCGTTTGTTGAAAACCTTGCCCAAAGCATCCGTGTAACCCTTATCCTGACAGTTCAGGGTGAAGGGCTTGCCCACAAGGTAGTTAGTTTTCTGATCCACCATCAGGGCATATTGGTTATCAATCAGGCGGTTGTTCGGAAGGTTCGTCACCACCTGAAGTTGACCGTTTTCACCAATGATTGTGCGCTGACGCTGAAGAATGTCATGCTGTCCTTCATAGTACAGATCACCCATAACCTGATCCTTGCGGCGCTGACTATTCTTCCATTCCTTGATTTCAGCGGCGAAGAACTGATTTTCAGTCATGCCGGTTCGCCCACCCTGAAGGATCAGGCGGTTGATACGCTCCATAGCGTTATCCAGAAACATATTCACTTACCGCCTTTCTTCATTGCTTAATAAACACAAACACACGGAAACCGTGCGTTTTTCGTGTGTTTTGTTACTATCATGTTATTAGTCGAAGCTGAAGGCGGGGCCAACCAACATATCTTCCAGCCCGTAACGCATAGCGTCCATAAGGTGGTTAAAATCATCAATGGGAACATTGATCTTGGCCCCGAACTTATCTTCTGCCCATGTGTAGTTTGAAATCTCTGTGATGAAGTTCACGCATCGGGGATGAACAATGATGGTGTAACCCTGAATGTACTGGATTCCGTTGTTCACGCTGTCCTTGCCCTTCCGGGCGGCTCTGATGCGATGAAGGCCAGCATCCCGCAATTCATCAATGCTCTTGGGTTCGGCACAATCGGCCTTGATCCGTTCCTTGCCGTAGCCCATGCCGGTGATCCGGTCACAGATTGCCCGGTTTGTCAGGGCCTTTTCATACAGTTCATCAAAAACCCAAATGGTTCTTTCCTTCTCACTCACCAGCCCACAGAACAGGGCCGTGGGATCGTTGGTATAACCGAAGTCAAGGCCGAAGGCGCTTTTCACATCAGGCTTCTTGGAAATAGCCAGATAATCAAAGGCTTCTTCCCGCCAATTATCGAAAATCAGGCCATCCACAATGCCCCAACCCCCAAGGCCAGCCACCTTGTAGCGGCGGGGGTTGTTTTCCTTCATGGTGTTGAACACCTTCAAATCCGCCGTGTCCAGCCATTCATTACACAGGTAATTGGTGGTTGTGGCGTAAATCTGCCCATCCGGGCTGATCCAGCTATCATGGAACTTGTATGTGGGGTTCCCTTGGGCATCCTTGCCGGTGATCTCCCCGAAGAAGCGTTTCCTGATCCAATGCTTTTCGTTCCACGGGTTGAATGTCAGCGTGATTTGCTTGAACAGGCCGGTTTCTTCCGGAATAGCACCACGGATGGATTCATCCAGCATATCAAAATCAGCTTCATTCATGATTTCGTATGCTTCTTCAATCCAGCACCAGCACAGAAACCCTATTTCAACCGTAATTGAAGTGACCTTCAGGGGATCATCAAGGCCCCGAAAGTAAATCTTCTGACCGGTGGGAAGGTAGGTCATTTCAAGGGGGCTTTCCTTGATTTCCCAATAGGCTGAAACCCCAAGGCGGTTGATTGCCCATTTCAGTTCGGTGAAACAGGAATCTTTCAAGGTTCTGAACACCTTACGAACCACAAGGGTATTGGCTTCCGGGTATTGCATCATCCGTTTGATGATGTTCAGGGCCGTGGTTTTGGATTTCTTTGAAGCACGGGAACCCTTGCAAACCCGGTAACGGCCTTTGAAGTTCCAAAAAGTGGCGTAACCTTTGCCCACCACTTCAGGAAGGCGGATCACCTTGGCCTTGGGGTTAATCTTCAAGTTGATCATCCCCCATGATAACCACGGGAACAGCGCCGCCCAAGTCCATCTTGTCACTGAACAAGGCATAACGCTTGCCAATCAATTCAGCGGCCTTGATCCGTTCCTTGGCGGAAACATCAATATCCGTCACGGTCTGAATGCCATCACCCACCAGCTTCAACACCTGTTCAGTGTGTTGGCCCCGCATTACGGCGGTCAGGTATTCAAGAACTTCTTGGGCATCAGCGATCTTGGCGGAATGAAGTTTTTCAAGTTCAGTTTCAATGTACTGCTTCAGGTCAACAAAGGTCAACAATCGTTGTCCGATACTCTTTGCGGTCTTGGGTGAATACCCCGCCTTGATTGCCGCATCGGTGGCATTGCCGCTGATCAGGTATTCATCACAAAACTTCCTTTGTCTTGCCGTCAAGGTATTCACCCCCCTTTGAAAATCAAAAGAAAAGCGCCCCGGTTTTCCGTAGGCGCAATTTCTTGCTTACCACTCTATCAGTTTTTTACTCTGGTTCACAGCGTCAACAATCAAGTTTTCTCGGTTCTTGCAGAAAATCAGCATTTTCCTTGGCAAAAGCAAGTAAAGCCTTCCCGTGAAGTTCAAAAATCCATTGGGTTGAATAATTCATTTCTTCTGAAATATCTTCCCACTTTTTTAGTTGGATATATCGGCCTACAAGAACATTTTGCTGGTCAAAGTCAGGAACTTTACTGATCATGCTGAAGGCTTCCTTCTTCATGCTCACAAGTTCATCAATCCGGGTGTTAATATCTTCTTCAAGGGACATGATTTTTGTCATAGTTTCCCCTAAAGTATCTTTGGGGCCGGAAGTCTGAACTTTGTCCGGTTTCAACCTGTAATTTTGGCTTGTCAGGCTGAAACGCAAGGTTCTTACTGTATCTGTCAACCGCTGAATCAGGCGGTCAGTTTTTCGGATTTGGGCAAAATATTCTTTAGCCCGTTGGGAAAGTTCCTTATCAGTCACTATGTAACACACTTCCTTTCTAACATCTGTGACAGAAAAAACACTGATATATCAAGGCTTTTCAAGGGTTGCAACAGATACCACAGATATTTTTGCTATTCTCTATTAATATTACTTTCTTATATATTTTTTTATTTTTTAAGTTTAAGTAATATAACATCTGTGGTATCTGTGGTAAGTTTGAAAAAGTCCAGTATTCACAAGGGTTTTCACTGTCACAGATCATAGTTCACATCTGTTCCATCATCTGTTCCAACCCCTCAACTTCTGAAGGATTTCCACAGCCAGCACCTTCAACCGGGCCTTGAAGCACCACCACGCCAGCTTCCGCCGCAACCATTTCGGGCAATCCATTGTGAAAGTGAAAGAAACATCGGTCAAAATCAGCGGAAAGTCTGACGGCTCCACTTCCAACGGAATTTTGATTTCCCCAACTTCTGCAAGGGGTTCCCCGTTGATATACAGGGTTCCTTTCTCGGTGTCACTGTTCGGCCCCATCTTTAGCACCTTCCTTTTTCTTGAAATATTGTGCCGGGGTCATTTTTGTAACAGTAATCTTGATCACATCAGGATTTTTCAGAAGTTCCATAGCTTCTTCAAGGGTGCCATAATCATTTTTATAATCGAACACGGCCTTTCCTTGTGCATATTGAAACTTAATTTTCAACGGTATTCCCTCCCGTTCCGCTTGTCCTTCAGTTCAATCCGGTTCAAAAGTTCAAACCCGGCCAAACGGATAATGTACTTCAGAACAAAGATCAGATTGTTCAGCCGCCGTTGCTGTTCTTCATCCTCCCGAATGATAGGCTTCAACCCCTCATAGGCGGTGGGATCGGGGTAGCCCTCTTTATTTTGCCTCCATTCCTGATCCCATGCTTCCACATCACAGCCAATTTCCTTCAGCTTTTGGCGGGAAATCCAAGGTTCATCCCCTTCATCAAGAAGATAATATTCCCGCAACTTCTGACTTTCGGAATAGAACAGTTCCCAAGCCCGTTTCAGCCGTTTGGGGCCAAAGCCAAATTCCGTGTGAAGCATCCACAGGATCATGCTTTCTTTGTCAATATCGAACCGGTGATCATGTTCCACAATCTGCCGTTTGATTTCCTGATCCAAAGCCTTCTGTTCAGCCTTATTCAGCGAAACCCCAAAGATACTGCCGCCAGCTTTCTTAAAATACATGGTATTCACTCCAAATATCATCAAAGCAAACCGGGATCAGGTCATGAACCTTTTCCAACAGGATCAGGGCCACTTCCCGCATTTGCGGGTGTGCGGCGGGGGAACAGCGAAGTTTCAGGAAATGCCGCCACTCCCGAATGTTGGCGGTCATAACCACTTCAGTTTTCAGGCTATTGGGTAGAACTGACCGGGCTTCCTGCGGGGAACAACCAAAGTCAAGCATATTGAAATAGGAATCTTCCGCTTGGGAACAAGCCCAAAGCCAATGATTATAAGCAATGCTGTTCCTTTCAAGGAAACAAGGCATGATCACCGTGATTTCAGCCCCGAAGCCATCTTTTCTATAATTACAATACCGGGTGCTTTCCTGACAGTAAGAAGCCATCCGGTGGCGAACAATTTCATGGGAAACCCCACGATCACAAATGAATTTTACCGTGAAGGAACAGTGTTCAAGAACCGCTTCATGGCCCCGCTTGATAATCCCGGCCACAAAAGCCGGGGCGCTGGTGTCGGTGATCTTGGCTTCAGAC